AGGTTTTAAAACAAATAAAAAAACAGGTTTTATTGCACAAGAAGTAGCAGAAATTTTTGGTACTGAAAATGGAGTTGCTACAGGCACAGATGGTAAAAAAGATATGGGTATTGATTCTGTAGGGTTAATTGCTCATTTAACAAAAGCAATCCAAGAACAACAAGAAATTATAGATGATCTAAAAACTAGAATAGAGGAATTAGAAGCATGACAACTAAAATACCTGTAGAACTATCAAGTACGCCAAGCATTGTTGATAATGGCGATGCTACTGCTATTACTATAGATAGCGATGAAAAGGTTGGAATAGGAACTACTAGCCCAGCAGAATTTTTGCAAGTTCATGGCGGTATAAAGACTACAGGTGGATTTTTAGCAAATACAGCAAATTCTATGGGTATGAGTTACGCTTCTAATTATGGACATTTTATATCTTGGGGAGATAATTCTACTCAAGGTAAATTTAAATTTACAGGCACGGCAGGAGATGGCTCTCCTACAGGAGATTTAGCATCGTTAGATTCTGATGGTTTAAAGTTTGGTTCAGATACCGCAGCAGCAAATGCTTTAGATGATTATGAAGAAGGCACTTGGACACCAGCAATAGCAGGTTCAACAAATCTTAATATCTTTAATGCAGAATATATAAAAATAGGTCGTAAAGTTTATGCTTATTTTTATGTTTCATTTAATCCTGTAAGTAATTCAAACCAATTTGAAATAACAGGTTTGCCTTATGGACAAAGTGGTACACATTATGGTGGTGGTACTGTAAATTATACAGGCGCAGCAAATTGGAGTGATGAATACGGACCTATAATCGCAGGTTCAACGATTTATTTTCATAAAAATTCTGGCACTTCAGCGAGTTTAACCAATGCTGATGTTTATAGTAAAACTAGCGGTTCGCAACAATATTTACTAGCTAGTATTCATTTTTATACTGCTTAACTTATGAGGTAATAATTATGGCAATAACAAAAGAAACAGTAACAGATAAAATTGAAGTGCTTGAAATGGGTCAAGTACAAGTTAGAACTGCTACAGTAATAAAAGAAGATGGTAATGAACTTACTCGTTCTTTTCATAGGCATGTCTTACAGCCAAGTGTTAAAAATGATGATACTTGGGAAGATACAGACATATCTGGCGAAGATGCAAAAGTTCAAGCGATCTGTAATGCAACATGGACTGATGAAGTAAAAACTGCTTATCAAGAAATGGTGGATGCACAAACTAATTTAGGTGATTAATGGCACTAACTAAAGAGGTAAAAAATGGCAATTAACTATACATGGGATGTTAAAACTGTAGATGTTAAAAAAATAGACGGCAACGCTGATACTGTCTTTAACGTACATTGGCGACTAAATGCTGAAGATGATGCTAATACTGTTAAAGATATGCAAGGTAACGATATACCTGCTACTGCTTCAGTATATGGTACACAAACTTTAGATACTTCTGATTTATCAGACTTTACTGCTTTTGCAGATTTAACTGCAAGTGACGTACAAGGTTGGGTTGAAGCAGCTATGGGTGCAGATGAAGTCCAAGCTAAAAAGGATGGTCTTGATGCTCAGATTGACGAATTAGTAAATCCTGTAGTGCAAACAAAAACAATCGGTGGCTAAAATAATATATAATTTCTGATTATGGCAGATACATTTACTACTAATTTAAATTTAACCAAACCAGAGGTAGGAGCTTCTACAAATACGTGGGGTGGCAAGATCAATACAGATCTTGATACTGTTGATGGTATTTTTGCTGCTGCTGGCGATGGTACTTCAGTAGGCCTTAACGTAGGCTCTGGCAAAACTCTTACTATTGGTGGTACTTTAAAAATTGGCTCTAATACCGATGCAAATATTTTAGTAGCAAACGGCACAAGTTTTAATCCAGTAGCTTTAAGTGGCGATGCAACCATAAGCAACTCTGGAGTTCTTACTTTAGGCTCAGATGTAGTAGAACAATCAATGATTGCTGATGATGCTGTAGGCGCAGATCAATTAGCTGCTAATGCGGTAGTCAATGCAAGTATTGCTGCTGCTGCTGCAATAGATGCTACAAAAATAGCAAATGGCAGTATTAGTAACACAGAATTTCAATACTTAAATGGTCTTACTTCTGCAATACAAACTCAATTAGACTCTAAAACTACTGCAAGTAGCACAACTACTTTTACTAATAAATCTGGAAATATATCTCAATGGACAAATGACTCTGGATATTTAAAAGCTACAACAGGAACAAATGGTTTGGCTTCTAATTTTTTACAACAAACTGAAGGATATATAAAATTTGCTAATGGCTTTATTATTCAATGGGCAATAATATCAACAAACTTTACAGGAACTTGGACTTTTCCAATAAGTTTTCCAAATCAATGTGGTGGTGTTTCAAAACACGACATTAGAACAAATTCTTCTGGTAATGGCGAAAACTATGTTTATAGTATTTCTACTTCAAGCGTTTCTTTTGTAAGTGGAGTGAATGGCAATAAAACTTTAATAGCAATAGGTTGGTAAAATGGCTAAATATGCTCATGTAGATGAAAACAATAAATTATTAGGTTGGTATGACAGCGAAATACATGAGTCTATACCAGAGCCTAAAATTTTAGTTACCGAAGAACAATGGCAAATTTCTATACACAATAATCACGATTATTGTGGTAATGATGGCGTAACTAAATATGCAAACACAGAACCTACCTCTGAACAAAAAATAACTGAAGCTAAAATATATTTATCACAAACAGATTGGTATGTAATTAGAGAAGCAGACTCAGGTAAAAAAATGCCTAGTGAAATTAAAACCAAAAGAGCAGAAGCAAGACAAACTATTGATGATTTGTCTTAAAGGATAAATCATGGCTTTAGTACAAATAACACCCCCAGCAGGAATAATAAAAAATGGCACAGACTATGCCAACAAAGGTCGTTTTGTTGATGGTGATTTAGTACGTTTTGAAAATGGCTATCTAAAACCCTTAGGCGGTTGGACATTTTTTAGACAAAATCCAGTCGGTACATTTTTTAGTGGCACAGTAACAACTGCTTCATCAAGCGCAAACATAACTGTAACCACGACTGTTACACACAGTTTATTAGTTGGTGATACGATTGTCTTAGAAGATTTTGCAGCTACAGGTGGTATTACTGCCAATCAAATTAACACAACTTTTACAGTAGCAACTGTACCTTCAACCACGACATTTACTGTCGCTACAACTGGTACTGGCACATCTGCTGCAACTTCTGCTGCATCAAGAGTTATACAACCAGCAGTTCCAATAGGTATGTATTCTTATAAAACCAATAATGGCGAAGAAGTCTTAGCTATTGGTACTAGATCTGGTGTAAATGTTTTTTATGACAATGCTTGGTATGACATCACACCTGCTGGCTTTGTTGGCGATGATGTTATTACTTCAACTGGTTATGGTGCATATCATTATGGTGTAGAAGATTGGGGAGATGCTAGAAGCACCTCTGGAATAAACTTTGATACCAAAAGTTTTTCGTTTGCTAACTGGGGAGAACACTTAATATTTTGTTTTGCAGGCGATGGCAAGATATATCAATGGCGACCTGATGCTGGTAGTGGCAGTCCAGATACGATAGCTACCGCAGTAACCAACGCACCTACTGGTTGTCAAGCAGTTATTGTTAGTAATGAAAGACATTTGATAGCTATAGGTTCTGGTGGCGATCCTCGTAAGATAGCTTGGTCTGATAGAGAAGATAATACTACTTGGACATCTTCTGCTAGAAATACGGCTGGTGATTTACAAATAGCTACAGGTGGTCAAGCAAATTACGCAGTCAAGTTTGGTAACGATATTATTATTTTTACCGATGTTGGTATAAACAAGCTGTACTACACAGGTAGTCCGTTTGTTTATGGCATACAAGATGCTGGGGTAAATTGTAAAGCAATCAGTCCAAGATCAATCATATCTTCTGGTGGCTTCTTATCTTGGATAAGTGAAAACTCTTTCTTTACTTACGATGGTAGAGTTAGAGAACTTAAATCAGATGTCCATGATTTTATCTTTGACAACTTACAACAAAACACCCAACAAGCTACCTTTGGCGCACACAACATTGACTACAACGAAATCTGGTGGTTTTTCCCAGTAGGAGATGTAGATCAACTAACGCCAAACAAATATATTATTTGGAACTATTTGGATAATGTTTGGTCTATCGGTTCATTAGATAGAGGTTGTTGGATAGATCAAGGCGTTTTTGCAAATCCGATTGCTTGTGATTCTAGTGGCTTTGTTTATGAACACGACAAAAGAGCTTTGTTTAATTCACCAGGATTGGGAACAAGAAAGCCTTTTTGTCAAACAGGCCCATTAGAAATAGGTAATGGGGATCGTGTTGCACAAGTAAATCAAATCTTACCTGATGAGGAAACTACAACTTTACCAGCAATAACTTTAAGTTTTACTGGTCGTTTTACACCATTAGGTGCAGAAACAGACTTTGGTAGTTTTTCTTTCAATGCTGATGGTTATACCGATGCTAGATTTTCTGCTAGACAAGTGCAAATGAAAATAGAAGGCGATGTTACGCAAGACTTTCAAGTTGGTAAAATTAGATTGGATGTGCAACCTAGAGGTCGTAGATAATGGACTTTGATGCTAAACCGCAATATATTCAAAGAGCAACAAACGTAAAACACTCTTTTGCAGCAACTACACAGCAAACTATTTATACTGCACCAAGCGGTGATGATTTTACCTTTGCTGTAATAGAAGGCATATTTGCTTGCGATCATGGCAACCAACAAACCAATTTAGACATATCAATAACTGATACCAGCTCTAACGAGTTTTTTATATTTAAACAACATAATATAGCTGCACATGGCACAGAAGAATTAGTAGTCAATGCGGGTCTTATTTTAACGCAAGGCGAGATTGTCAAAGCGCAAGTTAATCATGCAAATATAGATTTGGTTATTAGTATTATTGAATATGCAAAGGGTGATTAAAAAAGAAGATTGGGAACTACAATGGGATTATTGCAAGCAATTTATTGAGCCTGCTTTAAAACATCAAGATTCCTATACAATAGACGACATAGAAGATAAAATAAGACATGGATTTTTCCATTTATGGCCAGGTAAAGAATCGGCTTTTGTAACAGAAATTGTTCGTTTGCCACAGATAACTATTATGAATTTAATATTTTGTGGTGGCAAATACGAAGAATTAGAACAAATGCTAACTTCTATAGAAACATTTGCCAAAGCCATAGGTGTTAAAAGACTTTATGGCGGTGGTCGTAAAGGCTGGATTCGTAAGATTAAACATCTTGGTTTCCAAGAAGAAAATTTAATTTTTAAAGATTTATGAGTGTAACAAAAGGAAAAACAACACAAAGAGCAGTCGTACCAGATTATTTAGAAGATCCTTACATGAAACTATCTGATCTTGGTATGCAAGATTTAGATTTTACGCCATACACAGGTTCAATGGTTGCTGGTTTAACACCAGACCAACGAAGAGTTTTAGAAAGAACTAAGGGAATGTTTGACGAAAGTATGTCACTTGATCCTAGAGCTGGAATTAGTAATTTGATTGCACAAGGCTCACCAAATGTTCAATCAGCTTCTTTATTAGACAATCTTGCTAATTATCAAAGCAATTTAGAAGGAGCTGTAATAGATCCTTTTTTAGCAGATATAGATAGACGAAGGGATATATTAACAGAGCAAGCACAAGACAGAGCAATTAGAGCTGGTGCTTTTGGTGGTAGTCGTTCTGGAATTATAGAATCAGAAGCTACTAGACCGCTAGACGAAGCAACAGCAAGCACTATTGCTGGTTTAAGATTAAAAGGTTTTCAAGAAGCAGCAAAACTTGCTGATGCCGATGCAAAACGTAGGCAACAAGCATTTTTGCTAGAGCCACAATTAGATTTAAAACAAATGGGATTACAAGCTAATTTGCTAAGAGGTCAATTAGGAGATCAATATAGAAATCTAGGCTTGTTATCTAGTTTAGGACAACAACAACAAAGATTAGACCAAGCACAGTTAGCTGCTGATAGAGCAGAATTTGATAGAAGAATAAATAATCCATTCAGACAAATACAATTTTTAGGTTCAGCAATACAGCCAATATCTCCTGCGGTAATAGGTAGAGATATTAGAGATAAAAGTTTTTCAATAAATGCTGAAGATATTGCTAAAGCCTTTACTGGTATAGGCGGTCTTGGTATGGGTAGCGGTGGTCTTGGTGGCGGTGGTGCTGGTGGTAGTCTTTTAAATACTGCTAGTGGTTATTTTACAGGTGGTGCTAACGATCCTTTATTTGGCGGTGGATTATTTGGATAAGATATGGCAGTCAAGTTAATTCCCCCACAACAAAACAATGCTTTAGGACTTTTAGGTTCTAATAATCCTTTTTCTTCTGGTAGTTTGCTTCAAGGAAGCAGACTTGACGTAGATCCTAATTTACAAACGAGAACAAGTTCTTTTAATTCTTTAGCAGAATTAGAAAGATTTAATCAAGAAAATCAACCAGGAGCTAGAAAGAACAGATTTTTTAAAGGTCTTAGAGATTTGGGTTTAGCTTTACAAGGTGTAAATCCAACTGCTTATGACGTACAACAACAACAATTATTGCAAGCTCAAGAAGATGAAAATAGAAGAAGGCAATTAATTGCTAGTTTGCCAGAAGATATTCAAAGAATATATGGTGTTTATGGGCCAGATGCAGCTTACAAAGCTCAATATGGTACAGCCAAAGCAAAGCCAACAAGTTATCAAGAGTATGCACTAACAGACGATACTCCTTCTAGCTCAGAATATGAAGCCTTTTTAAACAGACCCAAAGGCCAAACTGGAAAAACAATATATCAAGTAGTAGATGGTAACGATACATTTATTCAAAATATAAGCAAAGAAGAAGCACTACAAAAACTTCCAGAATTTCAACAACAAGGATTTAAAATAACCGCTTTACCATCTGGAACTGAGCCTGCACAAAGCACAAGCCAACAATTAAATAAAAGATTAAATCCAATTATAAATAAATACGAAGGAGCAACAAATTTAATAAATGAATTTAATGTTGTTGCACAAAGAATATATGACACTCCAGAAGTTGCAAATCAATTAGTTGCTGGCGGTGCTACTGCTATTAAATACCTAGAGTCAAATCTTGAAGGTTTTAAAAATGTAATTTCTGAAAATAAAAACAATCCAATCTATAAACAATTTTTAGACAATCCTATTTCTATAGACACTAAAAGTGATTTTTCACAAAAAATATCAGAAATTTCGAAAGGTAACGCATTGGTTAAATCTCGTATTTTAGATTTAGCTTTTGTATTTGCAAAAGCAAGAGGACAAGAAGGTCGAGGTTTATCTGATAGAGATTTTGAAAATTCACTTAATATTATATCTGGCGGAGTTAATGCTGAAGAAAAAATTGCAACTTTAGAGGATGCAGCCAGAGCCATAGCTTCGGAATACGATACAACAATTCAAGTTCAAAAAGACCTAAATGCAAGCGATGTAGATTATATAAACAAATTAAATAACATAGTTAAATTACCAGTTTTTATAAATCCTTTTACACAAGTTCAACCTCAATCAAACAATAATCAAAATGATGATGTTCCAAGAATTAGAATTCCTTTAAAAAACTTATAATGTCAAAAGTAATATATGAATTTGAACTGCCTAACAAAACAATTTTAGAAATTGAAGGCGAACAAGACAAGCAAGCAGAAGCAACTGCAAAAGCAAAAGATTATATAAAACAAAACTTTAACCAAACAGCACAGCCAGAAGATTTATCTGCACTTGATGTAGCTAAAGATGTTGGTGTAAGTGCTGCTTCTGGAACATACAAAGGCTTATCTTATATACCTGGCATAGCTGGAGATATAGAACAATTAGTTAGATATGGAATTGGCAAAGAATCTTCTCAATTACTTCCAACATCAAAACAAATTAGAGGATATGCAGAAACAGTAGTTCCTCAATTAAAATTTTTGGGAGAATATGAGCCAAAAACCACAATAGGTGGATATGCGCAAACAATACCAGAATTTGCTGCTCCTGGTCTTTTGGGAAAAACAAAAGCAGCAAGAAAATTTGCAGTTGGTTTAGGTGCTGGAACTGGTGTAACTTACGAAACTATAGAAAATTTAACTGGAAGTCCTTTAGCAGCAGTAGGCATTAGTTTGCCAGGTTCTATAGCTGCAAGTTATTTTTTTGGGCCTACAACCGCAGCAAGATTATCAGAAAAAGCATTTCAAAATGTAACTAAACAAGAAATAGATGAAGCTATAGCGTTAGAAACTATTGCAAAAACTGAAGATATAAAATTATTACCAGGAGAATTAGTAGAAGATAAACTTGTAAATCAATTAACTCAAGATGTTTTAAGGTCTGAAAAAGGCGCACCTTATATTTATGAAGCTGTAAAAGGCAGACCAAGACTGGCTGAAGAATTAGCAGAAAAACAAGCAAATAAAATTGCTGATATGCCAGAAAGTCAAAGGCAAGTTTTAAAATCAATACAAGAAACGGCTAAATCTTCTATTATAAAATCGCAAACTGAAAGAAGGGCAGCAGCTTATAACGCTGGCTATAAAGTTGCAAACGATCAAACAATAGACACAAGCCAAGCTCTTAACATTATTAATAACATCGACAATCTTATACAACAATCTGCACCAAATAGTGCTAATTTCAAAAAATTAAAACAACTTAGAAAAGAATTAGTTATTAAGAAAGGAAAAACTGAAACACCTATTACTAATATAAATATTTTAGATGATGTTTTTAAAACTTACAGAGATGCAATAAGAGATTCAAGAAAAAATGTGGCTACTGAAAAAAGATTTATACAAAAAGATTTATCAAGAAAACTTTTTAACAATGAAAAAACAGGTGCTTTGGATTTTTTAGTTGATGCTTTAAATACTAATCCAAGTTATAAAAAAGCTAATGAAGTATTTGAAGAATTATCACAAACATTGGTTAATGTTGTTAAAGAGAATACTTCTGTTTTAGCAAGAGAAGGTCTTGATTTAACAGCTATAGAAAAATTTGTATTTAATCCAACAACAGCAAAACCTGATGACATAAATAAAACATTAAAAATTTTAAATGCAAGCAATCCTGAAGCAACAAAACAAATTGCTAATGTTTATTTTAGAAATGCAATTAACAACGCTTTTCCTTTGGTAAAAGAAGGAGAGGATTTAACTCAGGGATTTAAACTTATACAAAAAATCGTTGGTACAAAAGGACAAGAAAAAAATTTCATGGCAGTTTTAGATAATGTTGCAGATGCACATGGATTGCCAAAAGTAGAATTTAAAGTTGGTTTTAAAAATATGATTAATATTTTAGAAAGAACTGGAAGAATTAATAATATTAATAAACCTGGTTTTGATGTGCAAGGAATTGCAGCTAGAACTCTTGCTAAAGATTTGGCTATGATGAAAACATTTAATCCATTAGTTAGACTAGCTACAAAATATGGAGAATTAAAAGCTGGTGGAGCTATGGATAGTTTAGGAAGAATTATGGCAAATGATAATTCTGTAGCTTCCTTAGTAGAACTTGGCAGAACAAATCCACAATCAAAAGCAGCAATAAGCAGAGTTTTAAATATTATTAATTTTGTTTCACCAACAACAGAAAGATTTGATATTCAAACCCCAACTCCATTAATGGAACAAGCAGTAACGTCATTAAATGAAAATATGACAGAATAAAATGTCCAGAGCCACAGAAAGAACAGGCCGTGCAGGCGAGTACGCTGTGGCTAGTTTTCTGAGCTTAGAAAGCGATACAGTTCACGTTCTACCTCATGGCAGTCATGCCGACATAATCTTTGAAATAGATGACACCATGTACAAGTGCCAAGTAAAAACTGCTGCTTTAAGAAAAATGTGCCACAAGACTCACAAAAGAGTTAATTGGTGCTTTGATATGCGCAGAGGTGCTAATACAAAAATCAGAGATTATAAAAAAGGCATGGTTGATCTTTATGCCTTTTACTGTCTGGAATACAACACCATAATATTTAAAATATTTGAGAACAGCAAAAGAACCAAAGTTACTTTCAAAGACTCTCTTATGAAAAACATAAACTCAAAAGACAGTTTTTACGAAGCTATTACACTATTAAATAATTAACAATCACTAAACTACTTGCTTTATCACTTTACATTGTTTAGTATTCTTTTACTAAAAAGGAGAAACAATGAGAGAACCTAAAGACTTAATCATTTTATTATTGCTTGGCATTATCCTTGCGTTCGTTTGGAACTTAGAGATTTACTTGGTGTAGTATGAAAAAGATAACCTCAGACAAACTTAATCAAGGCATCAAACAAGTAGTCTGGACTAATAGCAAAGGTCAGAAACAAATCAGCTACTATCTTAAATATACTTTCAATGGCAAAAGAAGAAGTATCAAGATAGGCAACGCTGCAACTCCCATACAAACAGTACGCAAGATTGCAAGTGAACTACAAGCCAAGATGTTGCTAGATACTAGCTTTGATCCTTTGGCTAAGAATGATAAACAGAAACGAACTACTGATGAAGTCTTTGCTAAATATCAACAACAGTTGGAGATGAACAACAGAAAAA